CCTGGTCTAGTAAGACCTCCTAAAGTTGCTAAACCGGCTGTTGCATTACCTACAGCATTTAATATACTAGGCATACAAATATTTAATCATAAAAAATGCCATGCGTTTCCGCATGGCATTAATTAATTATAACTGGTTATTAACCTGTTTTTCTCCAGTAGTGATAAGCAAGCGTTACGTCAAAATTTTGAATATCACCTGTTGAGGTCATATCGTAAGCAAGAGCAGCAACGTTTCTAATACTTACCCCTACAAGCTGATACTGAGCAATTTTATTAAGCTGTTTATCAAGTTGTACCAAGTCAATTACAGCTGATTGCTTTGGAGTAAAGTAATTACCAGTACTTGTAGCGTCATTAAACGTATCATTAACTACTGTTAAGAACTTTTCTCTTAATTGTTGAGCTGCATCAGCGTAAAAATTAATAACATAACCGTCACTACCAGGGTATGTAGCAACACCGGGTACGTTAAACGTTAAACCCATATAAGGGGCTGGTACGTTAGTAATAGCTTTAGCAGGTAAACTAGCTGTTCTAGCATACACTAAATCGTTTTCACCAATTATTTGAGTACTACCATCACCAAAATTAATGTTAAGTACTCTGAATAGATTTGAACGAGCAAAGTCTCTTGTCTGTGCTTGTGTGTAAAAATCTGCGATTGTTTGTTTTACGTCAGCCATAAATTTATTTAATTATCCAAGTATAAGTTGCTTGTTGGATATAACCGTTCTGTTATCTAAAAGAATATTTTTTACTTTGATATCCTTTTTACTATACCAAATATTATCAATTAGATAGCCAACTGAGGTTACCTCTTGGATAACCCCAGTGCGTTCATTAGCATCAAATGATGTTGCGTATATTATTGTTTGCCCTTTTGTCATATTATCCTACTAGTTCTTGGAAGTTAGCTCCAGTGCGGGTAGCGTAAAAGTTTACTAGGATAAACTCTGCTGTTCTGACTGGCTTCAAGTATATATCAACTACGAGCTCATTTGCATCAATAACGTTTGGTGTGTTATTACGCTCATCGCATACGATCAAGTAATCATATAAACCTTCTGTATTCTTCGCATTTTCAAAAATAGGAGTTAATGTATTAATAACTCTTGTTCTTGTTAGAAGTGTATTAGGTTCAAATACGAAAAACTTAACCGTACTTGCTGTAGCTTTTTCAAGATTTAAGAATAGACGTCTTACATTAATTCTATCAAATGCACTTGGTTGCTTTAATAGGGTTTTCTGACCGTAAATGACATAACCTTCACCAGGGAAGAATGTTACTGGATTTACTGATATCTTATACAATTGATCACGTTGTTTTTGTTTTGGTGATAATGCCAACTGCACAACACCTGGTACGTTCCCTCTAATGAAACCTGCAGGTGCAAACCATGGTTGGAATAGAGCATCTGTATTAGCCATTGCAGTTGCTGCAAAACCTGAGAAAGGTACCCAGCAATAATCATCTAAAACAGTATCAAATACTTTAACCCAGTTCCCGTAAACTGTTGAGTAACTTGTGTTAAACGGTGCAACCACATTTTTAATTGGGCTATAAACGTTTAATGAGAAGTTGTTATTAGGATCTTGTAAAGGTAAGAAGTTTTGACCTTGTACAAAAATGTTTCTTGGAAGATCACCAATAAACAAATGATCTTTTCTTCTTAAACCTGCAAAATTTGAATATCTATTAAAGATACTTGCATAGTTGTTTAAGAATGTCTGACCTTCCTGCGTAATATTTTCTGGATTGGTTGTATAAAGACCAGTTACAGCAGTTACGTAAATTGTATCATCAAAATACTTTACTGGAGATGTGGTATACGCTGGAGTTGCATCGAGATATTGACTTACAGCAAATATTGTTGAAATGCCAGCGTCAATAGAAATGTCAACATTATATACTTCAGTGTTTTCTGCAATATCAAACATTCTGTCAAGCTTTAAAGGAATAGATCCTAAGTCTTTTGTCTTTGCGTTTGTATTAGAGAATGTACCGATTGTAAATAATGAATCTACAGGGCCAAATCCGTTAAAGCATGTTCCTAAAGCTCCTGAGAGCAACGTAATTTGTGTTGCGGATGTTGTAGGATTGGTTAATCCATACTGCTGAGGCTGTGACTGTAAGAGAGTTATAGGCGTTGCATAACTCTTTGTAACCAATCTTACCTTGTTCGAAGGAACACCCAATGAGTTAAGCCATGTTTGGCCATTTTTATGAGAGATAAACTCATTAACGAGTAAGGTTACGTTTGGTGAAGTGTCTTCTCTTGTTTCTAAGAAGAAACTTGCAGGACGGCCACCTTGTTGAGTATTAATTTGTCTCCAATAGTCTAATGAACCAATATACTTTTCACTGAAAACATAATCAAGCTTAATTGTATCAGGAGCGAACACTGATTGCTTTAACTTGAAGACACCTAAAGTAAGTACGTCATCATAATCTCTACTATCTAGACTGAATTGACTTGCGTTTTCAAGCACTTCAGATACGCTGATACCTTGTTGACCAGGTTGTAGAACGTTTGGTGATTGGTTATCAGAAAGAGATGATAATGCAAAGTTTAATCTTGTTGTTGGTACAACTGTATAATTAACTGTTCTATAAGCACTTAATGATACAGACTGCACATTTAATAATGTGTCGAAATTACTTGCTGGAGATAGATTTGAGTTATCTATCATACCAATATAGTAACCTTCAAAAGTATTATTAACTGTTGTCTGTCCTTTATTGAGAACGATAATACCAGCATTACCTAAATCATTAAATGTGGAGAATGAAGATCTTGGAATGTTTTTCCAACTGAAACCTCCACTATTCTGTAAAATATCATCGTATTGCTGAGCTGTAAGTTGGAAGTGTGTAGGTTTACCGACTACATATAAAACTGCTGAGGCTTGAGCGTTGTATGTGTTTAAGAATAAGCCGTATTCAGAAGGCTTATTTGTATAATCGATAGCAATTGCAGAGCATGGATAAACTAATGCACCGTAATCAGCTCCAAAACCTGTTCCGTTATTAGATCCATATGGTAGCTTATATGTATAGACATTAGCTTGGGTGTTAAATAAAGGGGCTACAGAGTGATAAAAATATCTTTCTGCTGGGGTCTGAGGAGCACCGTAAATATTTGTAAACTCTGATAGAGAAGTAACCTGAATTATTTCATCGGTAGGCCCTTGCGGAGCAAAACCTGCAACAAGAATATTCGTGCCTGTTGGTACAACCGGTCTTAATGATAGATCAATTTCAGAAATCTGTACGCCTGGAGATTCAATTGTGCGAGCCATATACTATTATTTATATTTTCTCGGACAACTTTTATATCAATTCAGCGTAAAATTGAGAAAAAGCAAACTCAAAAGTAGTTTCTAGCTCACTAGGATCTCTGTAGTTATATGTAAAGCTACCTAATGATACTGGAAAAGCTTTTGTATATGTAAACTTTATAACATTTGTATCAAACTCATCTTTACCGTAAAGAGTAAAGTTAGTTTGATATGACTGCGGTTGAAGTTTTGTAGGTAACTTTGTCGAGTCGGGTTCAGATGGTAAAATATCATCTGGGTTATAAACTACTTCAGTATCACCACTTAAAATATCTAACCATTTATAAATTACCCAGTAATTATTAAATTTGTTGTCGATTGTAAAATTTACTGAAATATTTTCGTATCTAGGTCTACTGTTAGATGAAAGTTTATATGTACCGCCTGAAAAATCAGCTGCAACGTCTGGTACTTGTACTGTAGGTATCACTGAACCATAGACAGAAAATTGTAAACTATTTTTATTAACTAATGTACCTGTTCTTTTAAAAGGAGCGGGTGATGGGAGGCTTTTTGTTACAATATTTTGCATTATAGGGGGTAAATCTATAACGAGTAAAAACTTATCTAATCTACTTTTATTAAGTTGGGACTGTGTAATAGTGTCTATCATTGTAACGGGGTAAATCCTTGCCTTACTAAACTTTCATAATCACTAAAATCTTGTTGTTTATCGCCAATGAACACGGGTAACGCAGATCCATTACCGTCTTTTTCATTAAACATGGAACTTGCATTAGTAAAATATTTAATACCGAAATCTAATTGCTTAAGAATTAGAGGTCTATTATTTGAGTCTAATTGTATTACTTCAAAGTGTTTATCTACGAGTACTTTATCTAAAACTATTAAACTCCATATAAAACTCATAACTCTGTCATCATGATAACCTGCTCCTTTTTTAGCGGCCCAGGTACCGTTAGGATAACGTACGAAATTTTTAAATTCTTTTAAGAGATTAATATCTCTAACATGTACCACTTCTAACTGATTAACCCAATACCTCATATTAGTAATACCTATAAATTTAGTGTTTGTATGGACTATAATACCAAGTTGGTCTTTGGTTCTTCCGGATATTGCTGCTCCCCAAGAGACTATATTATCATATCCATGTATATGTCTTAAATTATCTACAACTTGTGCACCGCAGTTGTTACGTTCAATAGAAACTAAAGGTTTACCCCATTGTGTTAATATTTCATTCAATTTAGTAGTAAAATTTACCGGAGATATTCCGTTATTATGATAACATGCAACTTGTTTTATTGAAGTGAGATCAGTTATGTCTAAAATCTGTATAACAGAAGCATCTTTATCGATACCTTCACTAACATCTACTCCTGCAATATAAATTCTATCATCTTTTGGCTCGTCCCAAATCTGATAATGACCATTATCCATTATAAATGTAGGGTCTTTTATATATACAGTTAATCTTTCAAAAAGTTCATCTGATACTGAACTCTCACCTGAATCTAAAAATTCGCAATTGAACTCTTGATTGAAAGCATCCAAACTACCAATTGTAGCTATAGTTTGTTGCTTCCATCTATCATCTCTACCGGGAATTTCATTCCATAAAATTTTATCACAAGCCCATCCGTTTTTATTATTTTCTGCTCCGGTATATAAACTATGAAATAAATTACCAGTTCCGTTAGCGGTAGAAGCAATAAAAATTTTAGATTTTTTAGATGATGATACGATAGGATAAACTGATTTCCAGAATTCTTCAACTAAATGAGGCTCGATAAATGCCAATTCGTCCAAAATCAATACATTTATAGATTGACCTCTTGCAGCAGTGCCTGTTGTAGTTGATATACCAATTCTACAACCATTTGCTAAGCTCATAGACGTTTTACCGTATTCTTTTACACCTGGTTTTAACCAATTAGGTAGTTCTTCGTATGCTAAACGAATTCTTCTGAATATTTCTATGGCTGTACCTTCTTTATTTGCTACTATTAATATAGATTGATCTTGCTGGAAACAAGCAACCCATAAAGCATAAATTGTCATTAATGTGGTTTTACCTATCTGTCTACTAGCTAATAATATAAAGAATCGATTGTCACGCATTTTTCTTAAAACGCGTTTTTGACATAAATGCAAATCGATAGTTTGCTTTCCCTCATCTAATGATACTATATAAAAAAAGTTTTCTGCAAAATAGAGTATATTTTGTGCGCACTTTTTAATGTCCTTAATTTTATCTGAAGTATACTCAAATTGAGCATCAACACCTGGTAGATTAGGGTTATTTAAATAGTTTTGTTTGTTTTTAATCACAGGCGACATAAATATTTACATGTCACGAGCAAAGAATCTATTAGATATATGGGACTTGTATTCCAAGCAAATAATTTCTGAAAAGAAATTACCTAAAATGTCAAAACAAGGGCCAGGTGCTAAAAATTTAAATGATATGAAGGCTAGGACGGTAGCTGAACCAAAGAAAACCGGGCCAGATGGAGTAGATAACTTTAACGGACCAGCATTTAATAGAAAGATATCAGACTTAAAGACTATGTCTGATAAAGAATTAAAAGAAAGACCGTACGTTGCTCAATTAAACGTGTCGGTAGAAAAATTTAACACAAATATGGAAAAAACAACAAAAACGATAATAAATAATAATATGAAATCTACTTTTGATAAACTTTTCGAAGAAGTAATGGGCAGTGACGATGTTCAAGATCTTGATGCACTCGGTGTTGACACTGAGGCAGAAGGCATGGGTGGTGATGAAGTTGGTGGTGAAATCACAGTAACTTTATCTCCTGAGCATGTAGACGCTCTAAGAGCCATTTTAGCTCAGATTGACGGTGAAGGAATGGGTGAAGGCGAAGTTGATATGGAAGCCGAAACTTCAGTATCAGATGACGACATGGGAAGTGAAGAAGATGCAGAAGAAAAGATGAAGAAAAAGCATGATAAAGAAGAAGATGCAGAAGAAGAAGATGACAAAGATATGGCAACAGAAGGTTCTGCAGCAGTAGACGCAGGCAGTGATTTAGCTGATTCCCATGGATTAGGGTTAACAAAGGTAAGTAGTGGTAGCAATAAGGTCGGGGATAAGACAGCAAAGTTAGCTGGAAAGGGTAAAGCAGATTCAAAGATTACAGCTCCAGTTGACGCAGGAAAAGACTTACCAGATTCACACGGACATAGCATGACAAAGGTAAGTAGTGGTAGTAACGTCGTAAAGAGCAAGTTAAAGGCTGGTGCTGAAGCTTTCGGCATTTCCTAATAACAGATAAAAAAAGTAGATAAATTAAAGCCTGCAGCAATGCAGGCTTTCTTTTTTAATAAATATAAACGTGGACCCATTTAAAGACTTTTTTAAATTAGGTGTTAATAAAAGACATCGTAAACCTATTTTAGGCGGAACAGATCTGGAAAAAAAACATTTAAATGTTGTTCCAGCAAAATATAAAGCAGATAATACACTCAATAAGAAGATTGAAACATTAAAAAAGCAACCAGGTAAGTTTGTTTGTGATAATCGGGATATAAAGTACATAGTTGATACCTTTTTAAAAGGTAGAATGCCTTTGAAAAATGAAATGAAAACTTTAGAAAGAACTGGTATCAGTTTTTACCAAGATGCCAGGGATGGTAAATGGTATATAGAAAAGAAATTAAATTAAAATGGCTACCGATCCTTGCAAAGTTACACAATTTGATAAATGCTATCCAGGTATAGTAGATAGTGATCAGACTTGTATACGATATCTTGATAAAGATACTATGCAAAATGAAGAGTATCTATATAGTAACTATTTTAGAGAACAAATTGCACAGTATGGCCAGACTATCACTTACTATGTTAACGGTTATAACACTTTAAGTGCTGATAATTTCTATGGAGAAGATCCGACCCGTAAATTTAGTCCAGGTAAAGAATTTACTGCTGTTGTTGAGTTGTCTGAAAACGCTAACACTCTTAGTAAGTTTGGATTCCAAGCAGATGATGAAATTACAATTTACTTCCATATCTCTGCTTTCTATGATGCATTTTACGATATAGGTACAGAATATATTAGAGCAGAACAGGGAGTAGATTCTAATTTAATATCAGAACAGCAGAAAGACTGCGACGATGTAAGATTCCGTACAGAAACCCCTAATATATACGAACTACAATTTAATCAGGTACAACCTAAGTCCGGTGATGTATTTGCATTAACTGAATATGGTAAAGGTCGTGTTGGAGGTAGAGGACCTAAACAGTATGAAGTTACGGAAGTGCTAGATCAAGACATATCAAGAACTAATCCACTGGGGGGTCACTATGTTTGGATAGTAAAGGGTAAGAGATTTGAATATAGCTTTGAACCTGGTATGAAATCTCCTATGTTAGAAGACGAGAAAAAAGATAGTCAAGTATTTGATAATTCATTTAGCGGTGTATTATCTGGGGGTTCATCACCTACATCTGCACCTAAGAAATATGATGAACAGTACCCGTTAAAATCTATTAACGAAGTAAGTGCTAAAGATGTGTTTGATATGCCGAAAAATAACAATACAGACGTTTACGGTTCATATTAATAAATATTGTAATGCTATTTTTAGCAATTATAATATTATTAACATCATTAGCAATAGCAGGGGTCGCAGCATATTTTAGCGTTATAGGCCTATCCATGCTGTTTGTTGGTTCAGGGATATCAATTATAGTGATGGGTACAGCTTTAGAAGTTGGTAAATTAATTACAGTTACTGTTCTCAAACAGATGTGGCAAGATTTAAGTCTATTATTAAAAACTTACCTTTTACTAGCTAGTATTGCTTTATCTGCTATAACATCAGTAGGAATATACGGTTACTTGAGTAATGGATATAATGCAACATCTATAAAAATTAATTCATTAACCGAAAACAAAACAGTTTTAGAAAATAGAATTACAGTATTAAAAGATACCAATAAAAAATTAGAAGAAGCAAAAGTATCTACCAAGAGAGTAGATGATTCTCAAAAAAATAGAAATGACTTTGCTACCCAACAGTTACAAATTATTTCTCAGAAAGAATTAAGAATTAAAGAATTATTACTTACTATAGAAAAAGAAAATCAAAATTCTTTAAACCAGCAAAGTAATGCTAAAACTATTTTAGATGATCAGGTAACGAAAGAACTTAATCAAATACCAACATTTAATAGTAGATTATCTATTCTTGATAAAGAAGTGCAGACATGGTTAGACCAGGGTACAGGTGGTTTGTTTAAACAAAATGGTTTAGAAAAAGCAAGATTAGTAAAAGAGTCACAAAAGACGGAAAGAGAGGCTATAGATAAGGAAATAAAAAGCATTCAGAATAATGTCGAAACTTTAAGACAAAGTTACAATAAAAAAATTGCTGATATAGAAGCAAAATTAAATGAAAAAATTACTAATTACAATGCAAGTATCAAAGCAATAGAAAAAGAAATAGAAAACGCAAAAATTGCAATAACAGAAAATCAAAAACAAAACGATCTATTTTTAGAATCTGAAAATACAAAAGCTGAAGATGTAGTAG